AGCTACATCAATTAATGTTAGGGCTACTTATCCTGGTGTTTCATCAATTACAACCTCTACATTAACTTCTGGTGGGTCCTTAAATTATTATCTTATTGCCCCTGGATATTCAGGTGCTGTGTCTTATTAATATTTATTTATATGTTATTAGAAATTATTACTCCAATTATTATGTCCTTAACAGGACCAAGTTGCACATATGTAGCAACACCTACTAATCAAACTAAAATCCAAACTGTTGGGGATAGAAATATTACTTTCGGTGTTAAAGAGGAAGTAGAAGAAATTCTATCTAATAAAGGTATTGTCTTGTGTGATTCTGGAGATGTAAAAATAGATGTTGCTATTACTAAAATTGAATCACCTCAAGAAATTGTAAATATAATGGGTATTCAATGGTTAAAAAAAGATTATATTATTGAAACCGAAATTGTAAAAGACGGTAAAGCATATAAAGGAACAGGTGTTAAAAAAACATTTGTATTTGCTATGTTCTTAAATGTAGAAGGTGGAGAAGTACCTTTAAATAAAAAAGCATTCTCAAAAGCATTACAATCCTCTTTAAAGAGCGCTTTAAAATCCCTTTAATATTTATCAATAAACGTTCCGTTTAATCAGTTGTGTTTGTTAAACTAAAAAAACTAAAAACAAACAAACATGAAACAATTTTTCAAGTCATTATTTGACGACAACAACACAATCAACGAAAAAGCCGTTGTAGGATTCATCGCATTTTTTATGCTAGTAATTGCCCTTATTGTAGACCTAGTTACAGGTTACATGGGTACGGCTTTAGTAATTAATGAATTCATTTTTGATGGATTTATGGTAATCATTTTAGGTTCATTTGGTATCGCTTCGGTTGATAAATTTATGAACAAAAAAGGTGCTAAAAAAGAAGAAGAAAAAACAACAGAAGAAACACCAGAAGAAAACTAATTAAAATTATGGCTTACACAAGAGAACAAATTGAAGGTGCCGTTAAAGGCAAAGGGTATGTATGGTTTGAAGGCGCTAAAGACTTCGACTTAAATATTGTTGGAGTTAGAAATTCTGCAACAGGAAATAAAGTTACAAATGTATTTGATGATACAATGACTTTATCTTACAAAGAAGGTGGTGCATGGAAATTTCATCAATGGTCTTGTACTACAGATCCAGGAACTAAAGGTGTTAAAGAATTTCATAATGCTGCTGGTGTTGCTCGTTTAGTTGAAGGTCAATATAGAGGTTCACATACTTTAGGTTTACACCAAGGAAAATACGAAGCTTTAAAACAACAAAAACCAGTTAAAGTATATCGTGATGCAAATAAAGATATGACTTATGATGAGTCTAAAATTGCAGAAGGTATCTTTGGTATTAATATCCATAAAGCAGGTGCCGATTCTACTTACGTAGAAAACTGGTCTGAGGGATGTCAAGTGTTTAAAAAGTCTGCTGACTTTGATGCATTCATGGTATTAGCTCGTAAATCAGCTGCTATCCATGGTAAATCATTTACTTATACTCTTATCGAATCTAGCGATATTAAGTAATTAAATTTTAACTATTTTATAGAGAGCCGGCATTAGTCGGCTCTTTGTATATAGTTATATCGGATAAACCAGCGCACAACTCCGTGATCTGGATATGAAATGTTATTATAAACGTTATAGTATTGGTTATATTGCATATTTATGCACGTGAATATAGATAAAATCTTCGGGATGTTTGGTAGTGAGGATAAAAATCCTAAACCCAATTCTGATGCAAATCAGGATATGTCCTATCTACTGGAAGATTATAAACAACATCCTATGTTTTGGGTTGGAATGTTCAAAAAACTTATTTATAATCATAAAGTATTCAACGCTAAAATACTTAAGTCATTTAAAGATTTAGATGGTGAATTAGATATAAACGATGTAGAAAATGCCGGTGAATTTATAATGTATAATAGAGCTTGGTATTGGATTAATAAAATCAATATTAAAGAACCACTACATCAAAACGCTTTAACACATTACGCGGATGAAATATTACTTACATATACTAAAGTAGTAATATTATACTTTCAGGAATTGGAAGAATACGAAAAATGTGCGCATCTTAAAAAAATTCAAGATTTTCTTGAAAGTATCTTAAAGTAAGCTTGGCAACGCTATCTTCTATTTGTATATTGGGGATACGAGAGTTTAGAAAAAAATAAGAAAATATGAAGAATAGAGAAATAATGATGAGACGGTTAGAGCGAGCCGAGGGAGGAATTGAGAAATTACATTTTATCCTAAATCGTCAAGGTTCAAGAGAACAATTTGAGGAGACACTCCAAGAAGTAAGAGAATTAATTCAAGAAACCAAAGCATTCGTTCAACAAGAACCATTAGGTCCCGGAGAAATTAACTAATTTTAAGTTATGCAATTAACAGCTGAACAAATCCAACAGAATTGGCTTCAATTCTTAGGTTACATTAATGATCATATTACATCTCCACGTAAGGAGAAATTGATCGAGTTTTATGAAAAATTTGAGGATAGGCTTATTTTAATGCCTGCTGCTCATAAAAAAGAATATCATAATGCTTTTCCGGGTGGTTATATAGATCACGTAAATCGTGTTATTAAAGGTGCTCTTCATCTTCATGATTTATGGGGTATGATGGGTGCTGATTTATCTACTTATACTAAAGAAGAATTAGTATTTGCTGCTCTTAATCACGATCTAGGTAAAATGGGTTCTGAAGAGGAAGAATCATATATCCCTCAAACAGATGAATGGAGACGTAATAAACTTGGTGAAGACTATATGTTTAATAATAAAGTTCCATTTGCTTCTGTTCCTGATCGTGGCTTATTTTTACTCCAATCTCATGGTATTTCATATTCATTCAATGAAATGATTACAATCCAGACTCATGATGGTTTATATGATGAAGGCAATAAGAAATATTTAATTGGGTTTATGCCTGAGCAAAGACCTCGTACCTCACTTCCATTTATTGTACATCAGGCCGATTTAATGGCTGCTCGTATTGAATTTGAACACGAGTGGTTACCTAAATTCAATTTAAGCTTGGATGAGCAAAAGAAAAAATATACATTGGAGTCAAATAAAAAATATCCAACACCCGCTGCTGCTAAACAAAAAGCATTAAGTAGTGTAAAAAGTGAAGGATTAAAAAACTTATTAGACAACTTATGATACTAACAATTATTATCCTTTCAGTATTGGTCGTAACTCTTGGATTTACGACCTTTAACCTCCTACGTAAAAACGAAAAACAGGAGGATATCTTAGCAGGTTATATGGCTTATCTTAATAAGATTTCCGATGTTATTGAGGAATCAGAAAAAAAGATGATGGAAGTAGATGCTAAAGGTAGCTTTAAATCCGATGATGAAGTAGGTTTCTTCTTTACTCAAATTCAATCTATTCAAACAATTCTAAACGCTTTCATTGTTAAGAATATTAAGTAATGGAAGAAGTAGTAGTTAAGAAGAAAAAGAAGGGGATACAATACTTTACTCAAGCAACTGAGGATGCTATTGTACTCTATAATAATACATTAGACTCTGAATTAAGGAGTAGAATTTATAATGATAAAATTCATTATGGCTTTTTCAAACTTACCGAAAATATAATCCATACTTTTAAGTTTTATTATACCGAAGTTGATAATATTGAAGATTTACAACATGAGGTAATTACATTTTTATTATCTAAAATCCATTTATTCAATCCAGAACGTGGAGCTAAAGCATATTCATATTTTGGGACCATTGCAAAACGTTATTTAATTTTATCTAACCAGAAAAATTATAAAAAACGTATTGATACTACAGGATTAGAAGCTATAGAAGAAGATGAAAAACATTCATATCATATTGATAGTGATAACCACAATGAAAGATTATCTAAATTTATAGATCTATATACAGAACATTGTAGTCAAAATTTAACCGAAATATTTCCTAAAGTATACGATGCTCAAATAGCAGATGCGATTCTTGAATTATTTCGTAAACGTGAGAATTTAGACATATTCAATAAAAAAGCGCTTTACATTTATATCCGTGAAATTGTAGATGTTAAAACTCCCAAGATTACTAAAATAGCTAATCAGTTATACGATATTTTTAAACAACACTATTTCTTCTATTTAGAGCACGGATATACAAATTTTTAGTTTTAATATTTATAACAAACTAATATCGTATATTATGTCACAATTTGATAATATTATTTTTGGTAAGAAAAAATTCTCCGATGTTTTAGAGGAAATTTACAATAACCAAAAGAAAAAAGACCAACAAGTTTATGCTTTAATTTCCGAATTAAAACCATTAATTTCTGATATTGGGGATGCTACTTTAGTAGTTCCTTTAATTAAAGAATATATGGAAATCAGCGTTAAAAACGATGATATTTTAATTAAAATGGCAGCGCTAGCACAACGTGCAATGGCAACTGTAACTTCTGATGGTTCTTTAACCATTTCGGATGAAGAAAAAGATCAGTTAATAGCTGCTATGAACGAATTAAAAGGAGATAAGTAATGGCTAAATATGGATTTTCAGCTCTAAATCAAAACCTTAATGCTAATGCTAATAACGGGTTTGCCGTTAAGCAAGCTATTTCCCAAGCTAATTTAATTAAAGCTGTAAGGGTATTAAGTATTGTTTTAGACGAAAGTCATCCACGCTTTAAAGAATTAGGTGAATGGAATGGTTTAGGTATTATTGAATATGAAGATGTTAATAATCCATTACCTTCTCCATCTTTACCCACAGCAAGACCATTAGCCGGTAATTTTAAAAATCTACCATTAATTAATGAAATTGTTTATTTAGTTGGATTTCCTAATACTGATATTGATACAATATCTTCAAATACAGTTGAATACTATCTTAATATAGTTTCACTCTGGAATCATCCTCATCATAATGCTTATCCTACAGCTCCAAATGCTTTACCTCCAACACAACAAAAAGATTATGTTCAAACTGAAGGTGGTAATGTTCGAAGAGTAACAGATCAATCAACAGAAATATTTTTAGGTAAAACATTTAAAGAACGTTCTAATATTCATCCCTTATTACCTTTTGAAGGTGATATACTTTATGAAGGTAGATGGGGTAATAGTATTAGAATTGGATCTACAGTTCAAAACACCCCTAATAATTGGTCTTCAGTTGGTACAAATGGTGATCCTATTTTAATTATAAGAAATGGTCAAGGTATTCAAACTGAAGAAGGTTGGGTACCAACAGTAGAAGATATTAATAATGATGATTCTTCTATTTACCAAACAAGTACTCAAAAAATCCCTTTAAAAGCATCAAGTACTAATTATCTTAGTTATAAAAATAATCCACCTCAAACCCCTGACCAATATGCTGGAAAACAAATCATCATAAACTCAGGGCGTTTAGTATTTAATTCAACTTTAGACCATATTTTACTAAGTTCTAAAAAATCAATTAATTTAAATGCTGTAGAATCTGTTAATATTGATGCTCCTACAACTATAATTCAATCAAGTAAAGTATTATTAGGTTCTAAAAATGCGACTGAACCTGTATTATTAGGTAATAGTACAATTTCTACTTTAAATAATTTAATTGATAATTTAAGTGCATTTTGTCAAGTTTGTTCTACAGTAGTTGCAACAGCTCCAGGAACACCTCTTGTTCCATTAAATTTAGCTGCAAATCAATTATCCGCTCAATTAAAAGTAATTCAGGGCAATCTTGAAAAATTAAAATCAAAATCTAATTTTACAGTGTAATGGCAACCATCACCCCTGAAGAACAAGAACAACAAAGACTACAGCAAGCAGCTGATGATCAATTATTTCTAGCTCAACAAGATGCTGAAACTATTAATGCTAATCAAATAGAAAAAGCAACCCCATCTGATTTAAAAGCAATGGGTATTGCTAAATTACCTTTATTATTATTAGTAATAGGTAATCAAATTAAAAGAATTATTGAACCAGCATTAAAAAATCTAATAGCTACTTATATAAAAAAATATGTAGATGCTAATGCCTGTCCTGATCAAGCTACTTTAAAAAAGATAATACAACAACGAAATTTAATAGTTAGCCAATTAAATAAAATAGGTAAAACATTAAATATTATTACAATATCTTTAACTGGAATTGCTACGTTCTTAAATTTATTACAAGTTTTTTTAAAAGCTATTGATTTAGCTAAAATCGCAGCTAAAATAGCAGCATTAGCTTTTCCTCCACTAGCAGCAGCCTTACCACCCCTTTTAGCTACTTTAACTAATGCTAAAACAGCAGCCCTTATAGATCCAACTACAGGTAACTCAAGATTACAAAAATTAACCTCAATTATAGGAGGTGCTGCTTTAGTTGCTTCTATTATAGGTGGTTTCATATTAGTAGCAATAGCATTATTAAAATCAATTGATGCTTTTATACAAAAATGTTCACCATCTATACCAAACCAAAATACCTCAGATACAAATAATGAACTTATTCCAATATCTAAAGAAATACAAGATATAGCAGATGCTCAAATACACGCAGATACAACACAAAACCAAACAACATATCAAGGTTTTATTATTGAGATTGAAGTAGTACCTTATACACCTACTGTAAATCGTAGACGTGCTTTAC